GACTGAGCCATGCGTGCTCCGAATCTTAAAACCATTACTTAGAAGATCCAAGTAATCCGTAGTCCCTTCGGCGTCAGCAAGGTTTGCGTACAAAGGATCATTATTAAAATTGTATCCTTCGCGTCTATTATCATAAATTAACCAGTTACCTGTGGTATTGATGCGTTTCAGTAAGAGAAATGCGGGCCGAAACGATAACGCTACAAGCGGACCATCTGCAGATCCATTTCCTACATAACTACCGAAGCTGCTATATCCGGCAACAGAAGTCCACGCATAGCAAATTAGGTTTGTGTTATTATAATTAACATCACTGACATTACCTAAAGTAATTACAGAGTTTGTCGGCGCAGTGTTATTTAAAAAATTACTTGTATTGGCAACATGATTGTTGTTTAAAGTTAGGAATTTAGTATGACCAACAGCTTTGTGATAAACGTACCAGTCGTAAGCGGCATTTGTAGCTTTAAACATTAGCCATTCAGGAGCACTGTTTAAATTGTGACCAATAGTTGCTCCAGATGTACTATTTCCCTGGTAGTTAATAATTGAAAATCCGGCAGACGGATTGGTTCTGACATTAGTAGTAATGCTGCCGTCAGTGTTGCTATCTGTTGACGCTCCAGTACCCCATGCCCAGGCTACAAAAGAATCTGAGTTTCTATTGGCACCGTTGTCGCTACCAAGCGAAAATCCATCAGAATTAAATGCAGTAACACCGGAAACAGTTTGTTCACCTCCGTAATAAATCGTTAGGCGTTTAGTGGCACCGCGCACAGTGTCATAAAGTTCATGGGAGGATGAATAACTACGATTTTTAATCCATAGCAAATCCGGGCTAAAATCGTAACCACTGATTGATTGCGTGCTTCCGTTACCGGTATAAAGCTTGGTATCAAAGTGATCCGAACTATCGGCAATCGTTGAGTCGGGATCGGGAAGATTTGCAGTGCAGAGTGACTTGTGGCCGGTTGGTACAGAAGAGATCGCAAATGGACGTTGGCCGAAGTTGACGCTGCCAGGGTCGCCTCCACTGCTGAAATCAGAAAAACCAATAGCAAAGATGTAAGAGCCAGACAACCCAGTTGCGGCAGTCCCTTGGCTAGAACCGTTTTTGTAAAAAACTAGATTGCCTGCGTCAAGATCCAAGGCAACTCCAATAACATCATTGGTTGTCCAACCGGCTCCATACGCGCTATTGCTGCTGTTGTTGTATAAATTACCGCCGATGCCGTAGTAGCCATAGCTGTCAGAACCGTAGGCGCTATTGCCGGGCCAATTGTTTAGTTGGCTCGTATAAGTACTTGGAATTATTCCAATTAACCCTCGTTTTGAGCCGACGGTAAATTCCATGTACCATTTGCCCGACGAGACGGCAATGGTTGAACCTGCCGCATGACCCGCAGACCCAGTCCATACAAGATCAAGATTTCCGTTTGACAAGGTGCATTGGCTTCCTGCTTGCAGAGGATTCAACGTCGCATAGTTGCCGCCGTTATTGCCGGACGCCGCTTCGTAATTCGTCGGCGTGTCGATCAAGCTGTCGTTGCCAGACCCTGATGCAACAGAGAGGTTGTTAACGGTCCAAGTATTGCTGTTACCGCTGCTGTCCGTTCCAAGCGCAGCGTTTGATGAATTATCGGCAAATTTTAGATAAAAACTATTTAGACCTCCTGCTTGCACCCCAACACCGCTTGGTGGAGTCCAGGTCTTTGAATTAACGACGCTATCGTTAATACGTATAGCCATAATATCAACCGTTTGCGTATTATTAGTGTATGAATTACCTACTGAATTAAGCGTAATAGGGCTGCTGCTATTGTCATAAAGAGTATGCCACGTGGTGCCACTTTCGGGCGTAGTGACTTGGCTTCCATTTAAATAATGGTGGTAATTTTGTTGATAAACTTCAACCTTAGTAACATTAGTTAGCGGCGGCGAGAAGCTTACAGTACCAATTATTCCACCATTGTGTCCATTGGATACCGAGCTTGTGTTTCCGTCCCAGATGTTATTTTCTGAGGTTGGAGATGATACCGTCCAGCCTGTTTGACTTAATGTTGTAGATGTTGAAGTTGACGTATAGGAACCAGCAAATTCAATAGGCACCCAAACGCCGTCACTACTTGTTTTACCAAAGTTAGTCGGATCAAGTGCCTGACCGTCGATAAAATAAACTTCGGCCAAATAGCCATCAAAATAAAGATTGTTACTAGACGATTGACCAATGTAGGTTGCGATATTGTTGTTTAGCCGAGTTTGGTAGTCTTGAGAAGGATAGGTTTCTGTATCAAAATCTTCAACCTGTGAGCCATTAACATATATTTTTAGCCTGTTAGAGGCTGTGGCCTGAGTAGTATCTAAAGCGACAACAATGTGTTGCCAGGCGCTTGGGTCACGAAAAACTTGACTTGTTTTGAGAACTCCATCGTTCCCGTCGTTGAAATTAACAACAAGTTTTTGGTCGTTAAAAAATTGAATACGATCACGAGTTGAGCCACCGCCTGCGCCAAAAATACCCATGTAACTACCATCAACCGTGCTTCTTTTTACCCACCCGCTCCAAGTCCACGTCTTCCGGTTGCCTGCAGAACTTGGAGTGCGATTAAGATAGGCCGAGTCTCCTGACGAAAATCTAAGCGAACGGTCAATTTGGTGCGCCGCAACCTCAGCAACCGCCGCTCCAATAAACAGCGGACTTGCCGCTCCAGGAATACTCATGTCCGCTTAGTGTCTAGCAATGCCGTCATCGTAATGCGGCTGGAGCTTTCCACATAGTAAGCAAGGATCGAAACAGCATTGGCCGTCGTAGTGACAGTCGGTATGGAGCCGCCAGCAAACTTATACACCGTGTTGTATGACAACGTGTGGCCTCCCGTACCGTCCTGCGTAACCACAATTACACCAGACTGACCAGCAGTTACATTGCTTGGAGCGCCTAATGTCCGGTTGCCTGCAAGCGTCACGCTGAAGTTGTTACCCAAGCTCAGGTCAACTGCAATCGTTGCTGCATCGGTCAAAGCAACAGGCGTACCTCGCTGTGCCTTTGTAAAGCTCTGAGCAACAGCAAGACCAGCAACAGTTGTCGTTGCATCAGGCAGCGTAACCGTTACATCAGCAGTCGGATTGCAAGTTAGCGTCAGTTCATGGTCATCAGCAGACGTGCCCTCCATCACGATGTTGGCGTTAAACGTCGCAACGCCATCAACCTGCAACGTCGAATCAAGCGTCACCGCTCCAGTGACATCCAACGTGCCGGGGATGTCTACGTCATCGGTAAATTCAACACCCGTTCCAGCTGCGTCAGTCTGCAGCAGTTGACGCGCAGTACCGTTTGCAAGCTTGCTAACTGCAATTTCTGCGGTTGAACTAATGTCTGCGTCCGCAATCGTTGCGTTCGCAATCATTGTGCTAGTAATCGTTCCAGTATCGCCAGTCGTTACAACGTTTCCGCTGACATCAGGAAAAACAATTGACCTGTCAGCAGTAGGGTTGGTAACCGTAATTGTTGTTTCGTTTCCATCATCTGATGAACCCTCAAACGCTAATACAGCGTTCTGACCCAGCAATACAGTTCCAGTAAATGTTGGGCTAGCAGCACCAATTTTTTCGGTGTCTAACTCTTGAATTGCAGACTGGACATTGGTCGCTGCAATACCACCAACCGGAACAACTGAAATGTTTGCAGCAGTTTGCCCAGCGATTGCATTGGAAACATCGATTAACGAGAACGTTGCCCCTGTGCCCAAACTTACGAGCATATCGGGGGGTGCTAACGCAACAGCAGGTGCATTACCTGAACCTGTGCCTGAAGTGTCAACAACAACGTAGTAATTAAGGTTGGTACTAGCCGGTGCAGGCAGTGCCGCTCCAGCAGTAAAACCAGCTGCAGAGCCTTGTGTCGTTACACTGGTCAGCTGATTGGTATTAGCGTTGTACGTTCCAGCGTTTACAAGGTTGCCGCTAATAACTGTAATTGGTTGAAAAGATTGACCTGTAAAAATATAAAGATCGCCGTCAGTTGACTCGTCAAAAAAGAACTGACCCTTAAAGTCACCATCAGGGAAGGTAACAATGTTATCAGTTGCACCAGCACCGCCAAACTTGACAGTTGATTGATCGGCTAGCTTGTCTGCTGTAATCGCATCAGACGCGATTCTGGCTGCTGGTAACGTGCCACTTGTAATCTGCGATGCAGCAAGATTTGGAACGTCAGAAGCAGCTAAACTGTCGCCAGTAGAAACAACACCCTGCGCCGTAACAGTCACCTTTGTATAGGTGCCAGGCGTTACCGTATTAGTAATACCTATATTTCCACTACCATCAACTGAAAGTCCAGCGCCAGGAATAACAGCACCTTTTGCAGAGCTGGTTGCAGCAGGCAAATCGGCAGAAGTTAATGCACGACCGCCAGTAATTAAACCTTTTGCGTTGTAAGTAACAACATGATGCGTCGTGCTAGCAGTTACATCATTATCCACTTCAATGGTGTTGGAATCCATTCGGAGTCCTTCACCATTAACAACAACACCGCCTTTGGCGCTGCTAGTTGCGACAGGGATGTCGCTGCCGTCAATCGTTCGATATTCGACTGCACCACCACCGCTAGTAGGACCAGCTAAAAACTGGTTCGCTGCAGACGTATCGTTTATGACTGCTGCAATTGTTGCGACTCCACTTGTTGTAGTAACAGTAATGTCAACAACGCCAACAGTGCTACCAGCAACACTGTTGATTGAACCAGGAGATTTAAGGCTTAACCATGCACTACCGTCCCAGCAATACAGAGAATTATCGTCCGTATCGACAGCTAGCTGCCCTGTAAAAACACCAGAGGCTGGAAGCGTTGTAACTAGATCAACGGTTGATTCATTGCCCAACTTTGCAGCCGTAATTGCGTCGTCAGCGACCTTTGCTGTTGAGACTGCTGAATCAGCAATTTTTGCTGTAGCGATGCCGCCATCAGCAAATAAAATTTTTGCGCCAGGGATCGTTGCATCACTAATGACTGTGACGCCATTAGCAATCAAATCACCGATAGTCAGCTTTTTGGTTTCACTGGCACTGCTATCGACAACAGCAACTAAATCACCAGTGGCTAGAGCCGAGCCGGTTAGAGCATTAAGCTCACTAATTTTTAGATCAGCCATGGGCGGCTAGCTCCGTGTCAGGTTTGCTGCTGTAGGCCAAGTTTAGCCGCACCGTCTTGATCCAAGCGTATTTGACCATTGTCCTCTTGCAAGATCCCCACCGGAGGGTCAAGGTCCATTCGTAGACGCAGTTCGCCTGTCGTTACGAAATCAGCAGTGATTTGCACTGTGCTGTCAGGTGAAAACTGAATGGCTGCTGCCGTGATAATTCCTTCCACGTTCCACCAAATCTCATCATTATTTCGTTCCGCTACACCGCTCGGGTTATACCCAGCTTTTTTAATGTAAAAACGCCCGACAAAATTGCTACCAACCTTGGTGCGATGCGCTAACTCATATAAATACATCGGCAACTCATTAGCCGTGTCACCTGTGTACTCCCAAAACGCACTGATGCGACCAGAACCAGAAATTAACGTATTGACTCTGGAACGAAATTCATCAGACAACACTGTCGTGTCTACTGTTTCACGCTCGGTATTTATCTCAAAACTGTTGACTTGAGCCAAAAGACGCGGCGCAGCAGATTCAACAACTATTTCGACGTTTCTCAGGCTGCCTGAACATGCAAGAGCAATTGCGTTTGCTTTGCCGCCACTGACCGCATGGGCAAAACTGTTGTAAAGCCTGATGCCGTCTAGCTCGTCAACGTGAATAAATTTTTTAACGCTTGAATCTGTATAGCTGTCAATAAAATCAAGGGCAGTGTTATCAGTGGTTGTAATCTCAATTTGATCACCTGTTAAAAGCAAGCCGTGTTTTAAATCGTCTGATAAAGAGTCACCGTGCTTAAAATCAAAACCAAATCGTTTTTCAGTTGCATTTACATCACCAGCATTGTTTGCGGCAGCATTGATGCTTGCTTGCAACTTGCCGCCATTAAAGACACGCTTTAACTCAATTTCGCCGTGAGTTCCAAGATATACTGTCATGAGGGAGTATTTATGGTTACAGATTTCAATGTACCGGTCCCTTGGAACGCGATCTCAGCTCGGACAATATCGCCTGTTGCCGCGCCAATGGATGCACTGGTGATATATGCGTCTAATACAATGTCTTTATTGTCCACTCCATCAACCCAGCGAAAAGTTAACTCAACAATATCGCTGCTGCTAACGCCATCAGGGCCGGTCTTATAAAGACTGTTAAGGATGTTTGCGGTGTTAAAAGTACCGTTATCCTCTTTGTAATACAGCAACGTCGCGCTGCCGCTATAACCCACTACGCCAGGCACATAAACACGAATATGCTCGTTTAATGATGTTGTTTCAAGTGTTTCTAAATTTGCAGACAGCTGAAAATTAACGACCTTGGCAAGAGTCGTTCCACCGACTTGCAATACCCCATCTCTGCCGGAGTAGACCTTTGACATCAGGAAGCATTCCTCGCAGAATCAGTGGTCACGCCAATCAGATTCACTGTAACAGTGCTTACCCCAGGTCGCACCTGAACAACCTGTGGTGGACCCTCATATCTGTATTCAGCCGTGTTGCCAGAATTGACAGCGGTTGTTGTTGCAGCAGGCGTATTGGCTTGGCCTCCCATTCCAGAATGAACACTGCAGTAGTAATACAGCGTTGGAGCGTCTTTTGCTACAAGAATTCTTGTATATGAACCATCCTGCCCAGGCGTCCCAAATGTCGTTACGCCTGTGGTGTACTCCGTTCCACCCCCGTGCGTTCCATCGCTGTCCTCAGAAAACCGCAAGGGGTGGCCTGCGTTGGAATTGTGCTGCTGACTAAATAAATACACTGTACCTTCAGTCAATTCCAAAGTTTGTGCGTCAGAAGTAACTCCATCAAAACGGTATTTGTTGCCCCCACTAGTGCTAACCACCTCTACTCGGTAGGTAACGGTTGAAATTTCAATTTTAGATGGCCTCAAAGCGTCCTTATTGCCGCTCCAACCTCCTAGAGCCTGACCAGGCAAACTAAAGGTTTGAAACGTGCCTTGCATTTCATCGTAATGGTCAAGAAATAGCTCAACGTTTGGATCGCCAATGTTGGCATAGGACAAGCTGAGCTTGACATCAGTTCGCTGACTGCCATACAAAATTCGAGTTTCAGCCCCGCTTTGCGACTTGAACGTTTTGACTGGATAGCCTCCAGGCTCAAAAGTACGGCCAGAAGGCTTGAGAATTGGAAAAGCCATTAGGTTGATTCAATAATTACAGAATCTTCACTTGCAATTAGTTTTGCAAGCTTGCTGCTCCCATCATCATCGCAAGGATGCTCTGAAGCAACAATGTCCACCGTTCCTTCCTGAGAAAAAGTCAGCTGCTCTACAACATACACGTTTTGTGAGACGTTTTCATTTTTAACACTGAAAACTGTGTCGTGAAAAGTTGTATCGGACACTTTCCCATCACTAACTTGCATTATTCCTTCCTCAACGTCCTGCGAGTTTGTTTTAAAGAAAAACACTTTATATTGGTTGTCAGGCATGTCTTGCAAGCTATTTACTACTCCAGCGGAGCTTACTGTTCCATTATTTGCGCTAAGATAAGGGCTAGAACTTGTAATAACTTTTATATAAGATCCAGCACGTAAGTTCAGCCCGTGCAAAGTTGTTGAGAAAGAAATTGTATGGGTTACTAAATCGCGAATCCCTAAAAAGTATTTTGCAACTTTAATTGCGTGAGTTCTTGAAGTGCAGAACTGTGTTAGGTCAAATTGCTCTTGAGGCAATACGTCTATGTCGTGTTTTTGAAGCTGTCTTTTCAGGCTGACTTGTACCGTTTTTTCCTCAGGTAGCTTGTTCTTAGATTCTTCCCTATAACGCACCACTGCATTAAAAGGTCTACGCTCTTCGCTTCTTAAATACTCAAGTTTATAACTGTCTTCTAAAATGTTGCCAGCTGTAAAAAGCTGATCTATTTCTACCGGCCCAATGTTAATTTGACCGCTTTTTTCCATTACAGGTATTGCAGGTTTTAGGGAAAACTTACCATCTGTAATTACAAAATTCAACAAAAAGTACGGAGCCGTGTCAGTAATGTACTGGCGAAGATTTGTCCTATCGCCAACCACCCCATTAAAAAATAACTTTTGTGTGTGCAAAAAACGAGAAGCAATTTTAAAAACGCTTAAATTTTCTCCTCTTGCTCCATCTTTGTCTAGCAGAACTGGATTGTTTTTATCTATTTTTAGCAAGGCTCCCGCTCCACCTGTTTGATCGGTTAACAGGTAAAAAACTAAATCAGTAAATAAATTACTTGGGCCAATTTCTTTGCGGTTAGCTTCAGAGCCTTGCTGATCATAAACCTTCAAGCTAGGATGCAACCTTTTAACATGCAAACCACTTCCTAGCCAGCAACGCAGTTGATCTAAACTAGTAAAATTACGACTTGCTTTTAGCGATAAACCAGCAAGAGTTAAATTTTTATACTCTGGAATCTCTGCGTTTTCAACAATTTCATTTACATAAACAATAGCGTGTTCAGGCTCAGATTCATTTGATTTTTGTACGAAACTTCTGTAAAAACTAAGATCTACATACTGACTTTGAAATTCAAAGAATAGCTCGCCAGTTGGTATTGTTATGGGTTTTGTGTTTATATCTGAAATAATATATTCAAAACCGCCTAAATCAAAAGAAGTTCTGTATGGGTTGTTAGAAGCAATCACGACAATATCTGGAAAAACTTCATCCTCTGTCCAGTTAGTTGTCGTGCCTGTTTCAACAACTTTAATTTTATTGGGATGATTCCAGACTTTAATTTTACCAGCAAAATCCCTTGCATCTATTTTTTTGACAGTTGCTGTTAATTTAAATCTAATAGTTTTAAGCCCTTCCGCATAAGTTCGAGTAACTGTTTTTGACTCTCCAGTGTCTAATGTTTCGGGATCGCCAAAAACTTCGTAATAATAAGCTTGTTCTCGACCTAAAGGCCCTCTTGCTACGCCAATATCTGTAACTACATAATTTTGACCAGAAAAGGTCATCGTTCCATTTGGGTGATTACGAACAAATGGATTTGAGTTTGTGTAAGCTGCTGTACTACCTCCATCCTCTGTAGAACCAAGGCCGCGTTTAATTTGAAGACCAGCGTTAAAATCAAACTGGTCTGAACTGCTTACAAGTTCACAACTAATAAATTTCCATGTAAAATTTACCCCATTATTTACACGCGCATAATGCAAATCAGGCAGTCTTACTTTTTGTACTTCCCATTTAACGATAACCCACCTACCTATACCAAAATTTTCTCTTGTTGTTGTTCTTTTAAATCCCCCTTCATTGATTGGATCATTATCGCAACGGCCAAAAATTTCATAAAAGAATGCTCCGTTTTTCCCAGGAAAGCCTTCTATACCAAGCGGATCGATGCTTGATATATTGACAGTTTTTCTAATAGCTGTTGCTACTATTGCTGTTTCTTCTTGAGACGGCAACACAAAGTTGCTAGAAATTACTCCGGGTAAACCTGAAGTTGCAGAGCTTTTGACTTCTATTATTTCAGGATTTCTAATAAATTCTTTGTTAACTTTAATACTGTCTTTTCTAACACTTGTTCCTGCAACCTTAATCTCAAATCTTCCAAGGGTTCCAACGTCAGCAAGCAAAGGAAGCAATTTCGTTTTTTCATCAGAAAAAGAACCTGAAAGGCTGATTATTTCTTGTTCATCTGCAAGGCTGCGTAATTCAGAGCCGGGAATACTTACAAATTTATATTCTAACTCAACTGGCGCTGCGCGATGAATAAAACGTATAGAGTTATACTGATCAACGGGTTTGCTTCCTGTAACTGCAAAGTAATGATCTATTTTTTCAAAATTAAAACTATTGCCATTTTCATCTAAACCGGCCTGGCGTACAAATACTTGAAAAACAGAAGTTCTTTTAATGTGCCCAGTGTACGTTCCAGAGCGTACTTGTGCCTCTTTTTCGTCAAGCTCTTTAAGTTTTTCCGGGCTTGGAATGGTATTAAAAGCGCATAAGCCATTTAAACGCTGAAAAACTCTGCTTTTTATTCCAATTTCAGTAACGACAGCAGGTCTGTTGTTTCTTACCAACCCTGTTGAAACGCGCGTAATAGGGAAAAAGCCAGCTCCAATGCCGCCTTTATCAGCAATAAAATCTTTGCCTTCAGGCTTAATTACAAGCTTTTCACTAACAAGACCAATTTTTTTATTTCGTGACTCATCTACGCTAAGACAACGCAACGTTATTATTTGTCTTTCGGCATCTGAAACGTCAGGGTCGTATTGAGTTAACTTTCTTTTTACTACTTTCCACAAAGTATTTCCAATCGCAAATTGTTCGCCAATTTGCATGACATTGTCAGCCGCGATTTGCTCTGAAGCAACTGTTTGGTTTATATCGTCAACGCTTTCTCCTCTCTTATCTGATCCACGGCGATATTTGTCTTCAGGTATTTTTGACGGATCAATGACAAATCTTACTATATCCCCTTCTTCTACTTCTACCACATCAGAGAGTTTGTCGTCTATGCCTAAACCATCTACAGTAATTGAGCTATTATCTGATTTTCTTGTTAATTTAACTAAGCCCATACGAGGGCTATATTGACGCCCTGTTCCTTCCATGCCTTGCGGTTTAAGTTCGCGTAAAGCGTCTCTGTCACCTGCGTCTACATTTTTATCACTATCTCCAACAATTTTTATCCGACGCATCATCAAGTCAAATCCTCGTTGTCTTTCTGCTTTATCAGCGTCATCTGATGTAAGATCCTCTATAACTGATACAGTCTCATAATTTACCCTATAGCCATTGCCATTCGGTATCGCTGCGTGAACCCCAAATTGCGTGTTATTTGATAACGAATATGCGTGGCAGAAATTTTTTGAGTTATTGGTATCATTGCTTGGACATGTAAAAGCATCATCATTTTCCTCACCCTCAGAAAATACAGAGGGGTCTCCCGCATCTAAAGTCCCGTTAGTTCCGTGGACTATGTCGCTGAACCTAATCCGAGTTTTGCGGGGTATAGTCGTATTTCGTTTCCAGTAAAAAGCAAAAAAGTCTTTGTGGATGGCATCTAGGGCATTATTGCCAAGAAAAATTCCCTCAAGGCTTGGTGGCTCAATTCCATCAGGTTTTTCATCGTCAGTAACTCCTTGTTCGCCGACAACAAACATCAACTTGGCAGACTGTTGCGTCCCATGGCTAAACATCCGTGACCAAACAAGTTTTGGCGTAATAAGCATTCCGCCAGCATTTGTTGCGTCATCGTAAAGACCAAAAATAATTGGAACGGGTGCGCCATAATCTGCCAGCTCGTTAAGCGTGTCAAAGCCCCGGCTTTGCGTAAAACGGTTGCCTGCGTTGACACTCCCAAGATCTAGTTGCGACCGCTTTGATGCCTCCGGCATCTTTGGCTTTGGTGTCAACAGGTAACTAACACCAGTCAGCACCAAGCTAATGGCAAGGTTAATTAAAATAACTGTTGCAGTTTCTCCAGCCTGAATATCAGGAATATGCTCATACTCAGCAGGACGCACCACGCCTTTGCGGCGTACTTCGGCAGCAAACTTGCGATATTCCTCTTCTGTTATACCAATCGTCTTGATTAACTCTTTCTCGTACGGAAGCAGTGGTACGTCGTAAACAGTTGGACCGTAGACCACTGCACCTGTTGCATTCTTCGATTGACGTACAAGATTCCCGTCTGCCATGTGACTGCAAATGCCCAGGATTGCTGCGATAGCAGCAGAATATCTCCATCATACTGAGGCCGCTCTACTCGGGAACCCCAAGTCAACAAGTCTCGGCACACCTCCCGCTTAGTCGCTTTATACCAAGATTGCTTAAACGGTGGCGCGTCAATGCCCATCCGCTCCAATGCCTGATAACACAGGTGGATGCAGTCGATATAACCATCACTGCCGTCAGCGCCCAGCCGATACGGCATTCCGATGAGATCACTGCAGTCGGACACTGTTGCTAATCGGCAAGTTTCCAACTATGCGTTGCGTCAAAGATCGCCTTGGCACATCCGTTCCAACGGCATCTAAAACAGAACTTAGCTCTAGGTTGAGCGAGACGTTATCCCATTGCCCGCCAGTGACTTGGCCGGTATAGGTATGGACAGTGGAGTGGTTTGCTGTAAGGCCAGTGTCAGGGTCAGTGTCTTCGATAATTAAAACATCAACCTCTATCATGTGACTATCTTGAATTGCTTCAACCGCCCAACTACGAGTTAGTTCATTATTTGGAAAAACAAGCGTGGATTCAAGTCCGTCACCTGTGCGGTTAACGGTGACGCCAGAAAAACCAAAAGGCACAAAAAAATAACTTTGTGGCGTTTCATCAGTTGCGCCTTTATGGTTTAGTTGCTTGTTAATAAAAAAGTTTTGATACCGAAATTCAACGGTCTTTTTTGCCTTGATTCGTAAAACATGGCCAAAAGCAAACTGCGTCACATTCCTAACCTCTTACGAGTGCTGCTGCTCATCTGCAACCGCTTAAGCGTTTGTTGTTCACCCTGTTTAGCACCCTGATCAGCAGCTTGCCTTATGCCTTGCTGGAACTGATCAGCCGTAACATAATCAACGCTGTTGATGCGTTCTACGGTGTACCGAACATCGATTGGTGCGGCAACGGCTACACCGCCTCCTTCTCCTGACGTTCCAGAAGCCCCCGTTTCGGGAATGACAGAAGATCCGCGAGCACCACGCGAGTACCGCGCCATGCTTTCACGCATCTTGCTTTCAGGGATGATGTACTCGCCTTGGCCACCCTCGCCAACCAAAGTTGCAGTTGGGCCAGAAACATAACTTCCCTCTGCGTTGAGCCTTAAGGGAGTTATGGGAGTTGAAGCAGCAGCATCCGCCAAGCTGCTTGTGCTGGGCAGCACCGAATCCAACGTTGAATTAGGCACACCTGCAAAACTGCCTTGAGCCGCCGACCCAGCAGCTGATCCAAAGAAATTAAGCGCAATGCCCAAAATCTTCATCCGGATTGTATGAGCAATCATTTGCGCTGCCATGTCCGCAAAATGATCTGCAGTACGCGCAAATAAATTTCTAAGTGCTTCTTGAGCAGACATGCTGCCGGTAATTAACCCCTTAAACGACTCGCTAAACGCATCGCCAATAGCATTAGCAGCTGCAATAACTTGATTTGAAGGATCAACAAGATCATTAAGAGCGCCTTGAATGCGTTTCATTTCTGCTTCAATATTTTCTGCAGGAGTTTTTTTGCCTTTAACCTCGCCCTTGGCTTTTTCGCCTTCTTCTCTAATCTCTTTTTCACGCTCCAAAGCATCGTTTAATGCTTCTTGTGCTTCTGCGTGATGATCAGTATTGATAGCTTGAGCAACAATAACTCTTAAAATGTTAATTTGTATTTGATTTGATAAAATTTGTTTTTTAACAAGTTCATCAATTTCTTTAACCTGTTTTTTAGCTTCGATAACTTGTTTGGCAGCAGCGGTTGTTGAGCCGCTCATAATCAGCTCTCCGTATTCACGCTCAAACGCATTGCGATCCTTTAATGCGTTTAATTTTTTCTGAACAGGTTCAAGTGTTTTTTCACTTGCTTTAGTTGACTGTTCTAAAGCAACAGCAATTTCTCGCTCAAACTGCAGCGTTGCAAGTTTGATTCCATTTTCTTCAATAGACTTGCTTAAAGAAATATCTTCCAAATCAGCTAGTTTCTGCCGTTCTGCTTTTCCAGTTTCACGTATTTGAGCAATACGTTTTTCAAATGCAAGTTTGCGACTAATAATAGCAGCTCCTTCCTGGCTTAACCCAACAATTTCTTCTTCTGCCTTAATCTGGGCTTCAATAATGCCGAGGCGTTTTTTAAGTTGCGGAGTAAAATCTTTACCTTCAGAGGTCTTGCCTGCGTCTAAGGCATCTTTAAGTTTTCGATTTTCTGCAACCAGTTTTGTTGCTTCTTCGCGACTCATTGCCCCGCTCATGGTTAATCTTGTTATTTGCTGCAAATCTCGAGCAGATTTCTCTCCAAATTTAACAGCATTTTGTAAAAATTTGTTTTCATTGCGTATTTGCTTTGCAAGACTTACTCCCGGCTGTTGTGCCCGCGCAACTCCTAAAGCAAGCTGGTCAACAAGTTTTTTTGCTTCTTCAGCTGAATTTTTAATTGCTTCAGCTTTTTCTCGCTCAATATCTGTCATTATTCTTCCTAGCTGAATCGCTTTTATTTCTAATTCATTTTCATATTCTTTTTCAGTAATTATTCCTTGCTCCTCTTTTGCTCGCAATTTGGTAAGCTCTAGGTCAAATTTAGCCTGAGCTGTTGCTTGTTTTGCTAGTGCAATTTTTTTAAATAATTTAGTGCCTTGCAGGGCTTGTTCTGATGAAATTAATTTTTCAATTTCAAGAGACTGATTAGAAACTTCTATTCTTCGTTGCGCAGCTTTTGTTAACTCTGGAGTTTTTTCAACCTCAGTAACAGGTTTTCCGGTAGTTAACACATCAAACTCAGTTCCCGCAGGAACAATAAGACGTTGAAGTGTTTTTATAAATTGCTGAGTAGATCTATCTGCTCGGTCAGCCGCTTTAGCACTTTCTAAAAAGGCTTTAGCTCCATTACCAAGTTTTTCCTCAAGTTGCTCCAGAATTGCTCGCTGTTGTTTTCCAAGTTGACCAGATTTTTCTAAATTGTTAATATAATCCTTGTTTTCAACGCTTAATTCTCCAATAGCCTCTTCCAAGGCTTGCGCTGCACCTACACCTGTCCTAAACGCTTTTCCAAGCGCAGCTGCCATTTCATTTGCTTGCGTAATAATTGACCCTATTTGCGTTCCGATTAAGGACAATCCAAACCCAAATTCTCCGCCAATAAGACCTCCCGCAAAACCGCCAAGTCCGCCACCTATTGAAGAAGCGAGTCCTTGGCCAAACAACAATGGAAATGCTCCTCCAATAAGCGCACTGCTTTGAGCAGACTTTAATTTTTGAGCTTTTTGAGCTGCAAGCAAAGCAGCAGGACTGCCTGGAATACCTAGTGCTCCACCGATTGGACTGGTTTGGCCAGTAAGTCTTACTGCCTCGCCTTCTGCTTTTTTTCTTGCTCTATCAACTTCTGCTATCGCTTTTAATTCTTCACCCTTTCTAAACCCAAGCTCTTCCATAAACGCTTGCGCTCTTTTTTCACTTTTTTTTATTGCTGACTTAAAAAGATCATCTTGGAGTTTACTTTCAAGCTTAACCTGTTCTATAATGTTGTCTATTTCTCTGTTTCTAATTTTACGATCAAGGTCTAATTCAATTTGGCCAAGTTCAAGAATAAAATTTCGCTTTGCATCTGCAACTTTTACGTCTGCAGCCGTTTCAAGCATTACCATACGAGCAATCGCCTGTTGTCGCCCTTCCACCGGGTCAAAAGCTGGACGACCTTTTGTAGGAACATCTCCAGGGTTTTGTCCAAATGGCATAGGGCCAAATGGTTTTTTAGAAACAGTTTCGCCTGCAAGTCGAGCAGCTCGAAGCAAATTTTGCTGCTCTTTTAACGCAGCATTAGCCTCATTTTGAGCTTTAACGTAATCTCTTGCAGCTTCAGTTGCCGCCTTTGTTCCTAGAGCAGCATTATTTAAATTGCTTGATGCGTCACTTAATGCTTTATTAAAATTAGCAATAGAGCCAGGAAGGACTTTCCCGGTCATGTTTGCAAAACTATTAAAATGAGTATTTATATGTTCAATTTTTGCTGCAGTGTCTTTTAGTTTATTAGAAAGCTGCGTGACTGCCTGGCTGTTTTTGACCGCAACCGCAATATTTACGCCGTAATCAGCCACAAGCCCAAACCAAAGACCTATTGCTTTATTTTACCGCCTTCCCATCGTTTGCGCTCCTCGACTGGTTTGCACACGATCTCTAGCCTTGTCTTCCTGTTCACTTTTTAATTCAAAAAAAGCAGCCCAACCCACCAACTCTTCTTGCGTTAAATGGCAAGAGAGCTGAGCCACTGTAGTGCCCAGCTCCTTTGCAAGAAAAAAAATGAAAAACCAGCTGCTATTAGCTTTTCAAATCAGCTTTCGCTTCCTCCACTTTGTTTTCTGAGCCAGAAGACAGCATGGCAAGTTGAATATCCTGCAATACACTGGCGTCTACAGCGTTTTTAAGCTGAGCTTTTTCGCCATCCTGAAACAGACGGTTGCCATCTGCGTCAAGAGATTTTTCAATCATCATGCCCAACGCAAAATCGTTGGCATCGTCAGATCCTGCTTTTTTTTGGATGGCTTCCCGCTCGGCGATAGTTAGCGGATGCCAGTAAACCTCAAGCACCACTTCGTCGCCATCTTTAACTTCATGCTTGTAAAGCTGACTAATGCCAAATTTGTTCCGAAGCAGTTCAGTGGCTCGCATAAAACAATCTTGTTTCAACTAATATACTATACAACTGCTGTAAATTGGCAAGAAATAATTCCTAGGAAATGAGGACGGTCTTCAAGCTCTAAAGCACTAGGACCAGTAACGTCTAAAACTCTTGGAGAAACACTAAAAGCGTCAGTGTAGTTAGCAGCATTGACAGAAGTTAAACCATCGATCACTGACTCGCTAACTGCTGCAAGTGCTGCCGTGCCAGCAGACTTGGGTACATACACGTTGCACTGGACAACTCCGCTGTAATAGTCCGTAGCAGCGCCTTGGTTTTGCAAAGTTGACTGGTTGAACGTAATCTTTATCGCCACATACTTTTTGGTTTTACCTGGCGTAGTAAATCGAACGTTGTCATAAATCATTGACACTGTGGCGTCTGCAGCAACTACCGCATCAGTTACGGCTTTTTCAAAAGCAGCTCGGGCATTTACAAGTGTCATTAGTTAAATCACTCCAAAATAGGATTACCCTGATAGTCAGCAGTAAGCTGACCACCCATTTGCTGCTGTGGAGCGAATGATACACCCGCATAAATACTACCCAAACGAAGTTTTTCTTGAAAAGCATTGTCAACAATTTTCTTCATTCCTTGTATAAACGCTAAAGGACGCCCATCCTCTAGAGCGTACTGAGCATAATGAACTTGATTGCCGATATAGACAGGCCCTTTTTTGTAATTAAAATCAGGGACTTTAAACCTCCTTTTAATTTGCTCCATACCGCCTTGAGGCATTGGCCCCCATTCAGTTTCTCTCCCCGCACTGTTTGTAGTTTTTATTTTATAAGCATTTTTCCAGGGGTCTTTGTCTCGCCTAAACCGATCAGTTTTTTCTCTCGAATCTCTTTCGACAGGTCTGTTTTGCCTAGCTTTCCAACTAGACGCAAAAAGCCCGGTATAGACAGGGCTATGCTCTGGGGTTGAGAGTCCCGCTACAGCAGTTTGAATTAAATTATTAAAAGCTCTATCAAAATAAGCTTCATAATCATTGTCAAAATCGTCTAAATTTGTGTCTGCAAATTTACCCATTAAAAAACTACCTCCAGGACAAATAAATACTCTTGATTGCCTTTAAACGTACGAATATCTGTAATTTGAGCAATGCGGTTGGACCCTGCGTACTTCAAGGTTACCGTGTCCTCAAACGTTGGTTGGTTATCGCCAATTTGATCAGGCGTTACATACAACTTACCTGTACGTTTTTCCGCTTCGGCCTCCTCCTCTGAACGCACAAACTCGATTGGAGCGTCAAACGAGTAGATTGTATCGGTTGTCGTTAACGTTCCAGTGCTGGTGTTATACGTCGGAGATGTTTTACGGGTGTAGGTAATTGTGTGATCAAAAGATTTACCTAAATCGGCAACAACCGACTTGGCAACACTTTTAAATAAGCTGTCTAACGCTCCAGCCATGTCAACCTCTTACAACGCGGACTTGATACGAACCACTGCCACCCAGACAGTAAGCGCCGAGATAAGACTGAAGCCAAGGATAAACGTCAAATACGTTGTTAACAGTTCCAGTAGCCTGGCTAGAAGTGTTGTACTTGACTTCCATTTCTCCGAGCTTGACGGATTCGTATAACCCCGTATCGCCAGTAGCCCCTGTAATCGAGTCCGTGTTATTGGCTAAAGCCCGTGCCAGCTCGTAGGTTGCATATTTAATATCATTCGGAATGCTGCTGCAAACAAGCTCTACACGATCAACGTGATAATTATTACGAGGCCAGTTCAACGCTTGGCTCGTATCACAGCGGTCGCCGTAAAAATTCAACGTGTCGATCCAGCGGGTAGCTGAAATCAATGCACGGTTTTTGTTGTCGTCAGACTTGTTATCCCATTGCGTGCTGCTTGGAACGGTTTCAAAATATGCGTCGGCTTCTGCCAGCGTCACATAGCTGTTGGCTGTCGCACTCTTCAGTGTGGCGTTGATCGTGGCAGCCATAGCGCAAGAAAAAGGTGGCCCCACCTAATGGTAGGGCCTTTGCTCTGATCAGGATCAGATGGTGGACGTATCCAAGGAGCTGTTAACGGTGAGCTGAACCATGGGGATCAGGTCGATGTCGTAGGTAGCAGCCCAGTTACCAGCAGTTGCCAAGGCAGTGTTGGTGGGGTTGTCACCAGCGTTGCTCCACTTGGTGCCCATCACGTGATAAGCGGTGTGGTAGTCAACAGAGATCACGTCCTGCTTGGACATGATGTTGCGCTCAGCTTCGATCCGAAGATCTTGCTGGACACCTTCAAGGATGGTGCCGGACTTCACCAGATAGCAGTAGAACTCTTTCTGGTGACCAGAGGTGCCAGGAGCGACAGTGTTGACCTGAGAATCAACAATGACGTTCATGCCAGCAAATTCGCCAACTTCGCGAGCACCAACGCCCACACCGCCGCCACCCCAGGTCACCGCGCCAGAAGCAGCAAGTGCAGAGGTAGAGAAGGTCAGCATTCCTACCTGATACAGGTAGTAAGCGACGGAGGGGTGAACAATCAGAGTGTCCAGCTCTTCGCCACGCTCACCTAGCTTGGAACGAGCTTCAGCAACAGTTGCAGCGGTCAGGAAATTGGCCTCTGCAGCGCCGGAAGCGGCAGCAACACCTTTGTCCAGTGCGTTACCAGACAGAGCAGTGCCAAACAGACCAGCAAGATGGGAGAAGAGACGTGCGCTCTTCTTCTTGTTGATTGCATCAGCAAGCTGGTTGCGGATGTGAAGCATGGGATCTTCACCAGCAGCCAGAACTGCAATGTCATCCACCGCATATGCAAATGCACGGTGGCAGATGGTTGCAATCTGAGTTCCGGTTCCGATCTTCTGAGGAGTCAGATAACCAGCGCCACTGGTGCCCCAAGTTGCAGTACCATCGATGATCTCCTCAGTCGGAGACACAGGGTTGAACTCGGGAACTTGAATGCGCGTACCGCCTTCCCGTGCATCGAGAATGGCGTTACGAACAACAGCGCCAGACTTGACGAACAAGCTGCGCTCTTTAATGGCCTCAGACACGTAGGTGCTGAGATTATTCCTTTTTACGATGTCCGCGAGAAGGACACCGCCGGAATAATTTTGAAATGGTGCGGCCATTTCTTAATCGGGGTAAAAGTTTGCGGGTCTCAAGTCACGGACTTGAATTAAAAGTCCCACGGGGACTATTTACCGGCCTCTCGCTTGAGCACGGCTGCAAGGTCAGGGTCGGTAACTTCCAAGGTCATTTGCTTGGTTAAGTTAATACTACCTTCTAACCAAGGGTTCGTGACACCTCCCGTGCCAGTGATCCCTGTAGCTGGTTTTGCACCCATTCCAGCTTGAGTGCTGGGCTTAAAATGATGCTCAAACCCAGAACCAGGGTTTTTTAGCTTGGCAAGGTAGACATTAAGGTCTTCTTCAACACCGCCATTCAATACTTTGACACTACCGTCGTCAGACTTCTTCAAATTACTTTGAACAAGCTGCAGCATTTGCTCAGCATTGATCGCTCCAGACTGGCTAATGGCTGACAATGCAGATGTTTTCATTGCAGCAGTCTCGTTAGAAGTCCGAAGATCAGCTAACTGACGCTCCAAATCCGCAATTTGTTGGTCTTTGGTTTGAGCGGTTTTGTTGGCTTCTTCCCAAAGATCTTTCCACTGGCCTTGGTCTTCTAGCCTTTTACGCCGCTCAGCTTCGTTCTTTTCCAGCTTTTTATCAAGGTCATTCATTTTTTCCTTGATCCGCTGAAATTTGGCCTCAGCTTCAGCAGCT